TTACTGACCAAGGAGATTATTCCAATTTCGCCATTAAAAGGGGTAAGTTTGCGATTATCACAGACCAAGACCCGACGGTAGTAACACCAGTGTTTGCTGTAGTTGACGGTAAAACAGTAATGAAAAGCGCGTTAATCGATGAAGCACACATTCAATCACTTGTTACCGATGATTTGTTGTCGAATCGTATAGTCGTTGGCTCTGAACTTAATACACCATCGATTAACTACAACAAAACTACTGGCGCTAGAAGTCAAAACTTCTCAATGGATCCTAATGGCAATATAGTTGCTAAAAGTGCGGTATTAGAATCAGTTACCATTAAAGATGCTGATGGTAATGTTGTAATGTCATCAACGGGCGCTGTGCCATATTCAAAGTTAATTGGTGCGCCAACTTTAGGTAGCTTAGCTTCGCAAAATTCCCTTAACTACAACTCATTAACAAGCAAGCCAGCGTTAGGCTCTTTAGCTGCTTTGGATAGTATTACTTATAATTCTTTAACAGAAAAACCAACATTAGGCCCGTTTTCTGGTCTAACTAAAATACTATCAACGAATATTACAACCTATATTGAATCGGGCGCAATTGGTAGCGCTCAAATTGACCAAGCTTGGATAGCTGAGCTGTTCGGTGATAATGCTACATTTTCTGGTGAGGTTTATGCCAACAAAATTACTGGCGATTTAGTTGATGCTGATATAGTTTCAGTTTCCGCAGCTTTTGACGATATTTCTAGCTTCTTTTGGACGACAATTAAAACAATTTCAGTTGAAAGGAATGCCAATTACGATGTTTGGCTTACTATTGATGACTTAATACCCGCCATGGACACAACTTCAGGGTTTGGAGAATTGTATACGCGCCTAAAATATTCATCACAAACTAGTAAGGCTGTATCTATCCCTAGCGGAACATCAGTTGTATCAGTAGAAATACAAGTAAAGACGATAGAGATGCTAAATTCTGAAACTCCCGTATCAACCAGCGTACCTACACAAAACGCAATACTGCAAATGTTTCGCAAAGGCTCAGGATTTATCGTCTAGCCAAACACCCCAAAAAAGCGTATTATTTCCCCATTATGGAAAACTTCTATTTGGTAAAAGTGAAGTGGTCAGAACATCGAGAAAGGCTAAAGCCCTTTATTGATGAAATAGGCTTAAAAGCTGATGACCCCCAACTTTATACCAACATCGACAAAGCCTGCTCAAATGAGTGGGCTTTTTTGTTTTTAGCGCCTGACGGCTTTATCGTTTTGCAGCCGCGTTATCAGCGACAAATTATTTACATCGACATTACTGCCGCTCACTTTACTGCCGGTAATGCGTTAAACAAGTACCTGTCTCCTTTAATCACACTTGCCAAACAAGGTAATGCACAATTTATACGCTTTTACACTGTTAGAAAAAGTGCAGATAAAGTTGCGCCTAAGTACGGTTGGGAAAAACAAGGTTATCACCGCAATCTCGCTATCTGGCGATACAAATTATGGAGGCTTTTATGGGTGGCTCAGACGAAGTAGAAGAAACAGAATACGAAAAAGAACTCGCTAAAATTTACGGTGAACAATGGGATTACTATGAGAAAAATATTATCCCTGTTGAAAACCAAGTTATAGATGAAGCGAAAACGAGTAATGATAGCTCTGTTTATCAAGAAATAAGCGACAACACTAACTTAGGTTATCAAAAGTCATTTAGCGAA